CCATAAAAGAAACATCATTTGTAATAGCAAGAGCTGCATCAATGTGACCCATAAGGTAATGAGCAAAGCAGTTCAATGAAAGTCGTCCAAAATCGGATTGAGTGGTGTATTTTTCTTCTTCTTTGTAATCTGAAAATGGGTCGGCATTAATTCCATCAAAGGAATCACATAAAACACGTTCTAAAGCATATACTAATTTAATGGCGGATTTTTTATATGCATCGGTTAAGTTATATGTGTTTATATTAGAATCAGCCAATTTAACATCAATATCATTGCCATTATCAACCATTTCAATTAAACCACAATAATTTATATCATCATATAAAGCATCGACAGGAAGTGCATAATTGGCAATAATAACATTCAAAGGAATATCAAGAGGTTCTCCAAATATATTAATTTTGCTATCTGTATCAAGTGTGACATTAAAATTAATTTTAACATTACCATATGAATTAATAGAATCTCTATCAGGAAAGATAGCAGTAGTAGGATCTAATTGTGCTGTATTAACATATGTAACCATATTAACTGGTATATTAACATTCATAACAAGAGTAACTCTAAACGCATGAATTCCAATATGAGTTACAAACCGTGGAATAATAAAAGGATCATTTTTATAATTTAATAGAGTATAATTGAAAGCATCTTCACCAATACTTTTAAGGTTAGTAGGTAATGTAATAGAAGTCAATGGACAATTATAAAAAGCAGAATTCCCAATAGTAGTAAGACTTTTAGAAAAAGTAACAGAAGATAAAGGACATCCTTTAAAAGTATAAGAACCAATCGATTCAAGTGTATCAGGAAAAATAACAGACGTTATTTTACAATTAAAAAAAACAGAATCATTGATTGATTCTATTGCGATAGGGAAATAAATGGAACTCAATTCAGAATTATAAAAAACAGAATTAGGAATAGATGTTAGATGATAGCATACAGATAAATCAATGGAATTAAAATGACAAGATTCAAATGCAGAAATACCAATAGATCTAATATTATCACATAGAAATAAATTGATAGATGTAAAAGGACAATCTTTAAATGCATTATCACCAATAGATTGTAAATGAATACAAGCTGATACATTAACAGAAGTTAAATAGATACAACCTAAAAATGCATTCTTACCGATCGTTTTAAGACTGGCTGGAAATATAATAGAAGTTAATTTAGAATTTATAAATGCATTATCTGCAATGGTTTCAACTCCGTCAGGAACAATAATATCAAAATTAAAAGACTCATTTTGAGGAGAACTATAACCCATATGAAGCTCACAACGAGTAACTGTTTTGTTATCTGAATATGTTAATAATGCATAAGATACATCATTACTAAATGCATCCGTTTCAATTGATACAATTGTACGAGGTAGGTTAACATATATTAACCCAGAACCAATAAATGCATATTGTTTAATAGTAGTAACTCCCTCTGGAATAGTAATATATTTAATAGGATTAGAAAATAGTCGTTCAGAAAACATGCCATGAATGGAATTATTGATTCGTTTATTTGATATACTGTTATATCTAGTGACAGACGTTTTATCTTCAGAATATAATAAACTAAAAAGAATGACATCTTCTGAAAACGAATTATTTTCAATTTCAATATATTTACAAACATCAAAATTAAATGTAGTGATACCGCAAATTAAAAAAGCATCTTCATCAATTATTTTAAGACTGGATGGAAAAGTAATAGATGTAATATCACGATTTATAAACGCATTTTTGCTAATGTGTTCAACACCTTCAGGAATGGTAACATGATTCGTATTATGAAGTATGCATCCATTTACAGTATTATTATCATATAATAAATAATAATAGGATACAGATGTATCAAATGCATTACCAATATATTTAATATGTTTACATGTAGTAAAACGAACGGAAGATATATTACAATTCGCAAATGCAAAATCTCCAATGGTCTCGATAGTATCAGGAAGTGTTAAAGAAGTAATAGGACATCTACTAAATGCGTACTCGCCAATAGATATTAAATTATCACATGAATATAAATGTATATGTGAAATAGTTGGTATATTATAAAATGCATTATTACCAATTGATATGAGATTCTTACATTCTGAAAAATGTATGTATTTTAAATTACAACCTTTAAATGCATTTTCACCGATTGTTTTAAGACTGGATGGAAAAATAACAGATGTGAGATAAATACATCCACTAAAAGCATCTTTGTTAATATATTCAATAGTATTAGGAAAAGTAATAGATTCTATGATACTATTTTTAAAAACATTTTCTGAAATAACTCTAACGCCATCTGGGATGGTAACACTATTATTACATATACATGATTCTAATATATTATTCTTAATATGGAATATACTCATTTATAATATATACATATATTATAAATAATTATGAATAAAATTTATTTTTTAAAACGCATTTTGTTCCAATGTATTCTTAAAATCCAGAATCCAGTCATCACCATCACTAAGATTAACAGGCTTAACATCAGTAGAATTTCCAAGAGTAAATTGTAGAGCATAATTAATATCCTTGGTGTATCTATTTTTAATAATATCCCCAGACGAAGACGAAGAACCAGCTCCAATATAAACATCAGGTCTTTTCAGTTTAATATTCATATAAATAATATCACCTGCATAGAATGGGAGAAGAACAGGATTTCTGTTATTTTTACCCATTGCACGATTCAAATCCTGACTAATAACCTGAGCTACAATATTAGCAAGAGAAGAAGGATCGGGAGCTACCCCATTCAGAATGGTTGAAGTGGTAAGTACATTGCTATCCAATCCTTTTAATAGAATAGATTTAACCAATAATTCAGCCAATCGAGCATTGGTTTCAGTCTGAACTGTACCAGTAATGTCAGATTTCTCATCAACCGCTATAATACTTTTTCCAAAACGTGAAGATCCTTTAGTGGAAAGAGCTGTACTAACACCAGTAATAGGCGAAATAGTCGAAAGAGTACTATCTTTAACTTCAGCACTTGCTTCATCACTAAGAGATAACATCTTCTCCATAAAAGAAACATCATTTGTAATAGCAAGAGCTGCATCAATGTGACCCATAAGGTAATGAGCAAAGCAGTTCAATGAAAGTCGTCCAAAATCGGATTGAGTTGTGTATTTTAGGTCACTGTAATCTGAAAATGGATTGGCATTAACACAGTTAAAGGAATCACATAAGGAGCGTTCCAATGCATAAACCAATTTAATGGCTGTGTCCTTGTAAGCATCGGTTAAATCATTAGAGTTTATATTAGAATTAGCCAATCTGACATCAATATCATTGCCATTATCAACCATTTCAATTAAACCACTATTATTTTTATCATCATATAAAGCATCCACAGGTAGTTTATAGTTAGCAATAATAACATTAGTCGGCTGATCTTCTTGTTCTCTAAATATTTCAATTCTGCTATCAGGATTGACTAGGACATTTAAATTAACTTTAACACCAGGATATGGTTCAATAGAAACCCCTACAGGAAAGATAGGATCAGGGGATGATTGTGCTGCATTAACAAATGTAACCATATTACTTGGAATTTTAACAAGAGTAATGGTAGTTCCTGCAAATGCGTATTTTCCAATGAGCGAAAGTCGTTTTGGTAATTCAAGAGGTAATTCAAGAGTTCCATTCAGCGCACTATGTCTAAAAGAACCCATGCCAATAGATCGAACACTATCGGGTAACACGAGACTTGTCAAAGGACACTTATTAAATGCATCATCGCCAATAGATTCAAGATTAACACATGCCGAAAAATCAACAGATGTCAAAGGAGAAGGATCACAAAGATTCTCTAAATTAACACTATCCCAAGAAAGCCATAAAGAAAAAGCACCAGCTCCAATGGATTTAAGACTAGCTGGTAAAGTAATAGCTGTAAGTTTAGTCTTAGCAAAAACACCACGATTAATCACTTCTAATTTAGAACCAGAAGCAAAGCTAACACGTGCAAGACCAGTATTTGAAAATGCATTCTCACCAATTGATTCTACATTCGCTGGAATGACGACAGATGCTAACTTGGTACAATTATTAAATACACCAGCGCCAATAGATCGAACACTATCGGGTAACACGAGACTTGTCAAAGGACACTTATTAAATGCATCATTGCCAATAGATTCAAGATTAACACATGCCGAAAAATCAACAGATGCCAAAGGAGAAGGATCAAAATGAGCCGCCCCATTATCCCAATAATAGAAAGAAAAAGCACCAGCTCCAATGGATTTAAGACTAGCTGGTAAAGCAATAGTTGTAAGTGAAGTCTTAGCAAAAACACCAGAATTAATCACTTCTAATTTAGAACCAGGAGCAAAGCTAACACGTGTAAGACCAGTCTTTACAAATGCATTCTCACCAATTGATTCTACATTCGCTGGAATGACGACAGATGTTAACTTGGCACAAATATTAAATGCATCAGCGCCAATGGATTTAAGATTAACACATTCCGAAAGATTAACAGATTCTAACTTGGTACAATTATTAAATGCATCAGCGCCAATGGATTTAAGACTAGCTGGTAAAGTAACAGATACCAATCCTGAGCCTGCAAATACACCAGCGACAATATTAGTAACGGTACTTTCTATAGTAACGGACGTTGCTCCATTAAGCTTACATCCATTTAACACGGTATTAGACGGCGAATCGGAGTAAGTGAAGTCAATAGGCATTGTTTTTATAATCTATAGATAGATAATTATTTTAAGAAAAATAAAGAAAATTCAGAGATAAGATAGCGTACATATTCTATACGATCATTTATGATATCAGTCGGTGTATTATATTCTATATTGGAAACAATACTAAGTAATATATCTTGAATACGATTAATTTGAGATACTTCAACATATTTATAATTAATGATTGAATGCAATTGTTGTATATTATTATTAATAACAGTGAAATCAATATTATTGATGAAAGAATCTATAAATTCAAGAAGTGTGTCGGAGAGTGGAGATAATATTTGACAATTCTGAGGTATTTGTTCAATATATGATTTAATATAATCTAAACGCATATTGATAATATCTGAATTATTGTTATATGATATATTAGATATTACAGATAAAATATTATTTTCGATAATATTAATAATTTTATAATAATCAGCCACGGATTGTGTTGAATATATAATATCATGTATAAGTGAAATATTAGTAGTTAAATCATTATATTGAATAATATTATCTAATATAGTATAAAAGTGTTCTTGTATAACAAGAAGATCTGATTTACGAGTAGATGTAATTGTAGATGTAATAGGTGTAACCGTAATATATTTTTTAGTAGAAGTATCAAATGTATTTCTTAAATTACGTTTATATTTATTTGATGGCATTTAAAAAATAATAATAAATAGAAATGCCTTCCTATTTATTATCGTCAAAATCTACATTAAATGATACAAACTGTTGTTGTGATAATTCAATAGATGGAAATACTGCAATATTTTTTAATAATCTAGCCACAAAATTATTAGATATGTCAAATGCAATAGAATTAAGAATGAATGAATTAAAAAATAAAGTATGTGTTAGTCAAAAACAGGGAATCTTTATGGCAAGTATTGAAACACCATCTATGTCTTTAGGAATTAAATATGAATATATAGAATATATAAAGAGATACGGTCCTCCGTATAATGGAATCTTCGATGAATGTAAATTGAATGATATTCGTATAGAACTAAATATTCCAATAATAAAGTTGATTTAATAAAAATCGAATTAAAAAATTATGAGTTATAATTAAAAAAAATTGAAAAATAATATATAGAACAATTAAACAAAATGTCTGAAACTTCTGATATGTCAAAGTTTATTGATCCAAGAAAAGCAGAATATATTGCAAAAAAGTTAAAAAAAGAATCAAAGAGGCGTGATAATATTATTGATGCACGATGGGAAAGGCATTTTATAGCCTATTTAGAAAAATCTAAAAGCAATAATTTATAAATACAAAATAAAAAAAAATTGAAACTAATATATTGTTAATATATTATAGTTTATAAAAATTCAAAGAACATTTTCCAAACTTTTCCATGTGTGACTCTGATATTAATAACATTTTAACGTCTATAAAGAATATTGATTCTGATAATCTTTTCAAGATACTTAAAACAGTAATCTCAGAGTTAGAAAGAAAATCCAAGCAACCAGTTAAAGAACAAAAAGCTAAGAAAGGTTCTATGCCAAAAGGAGTCATCCCCCCACAACTTATGAAACCTCGAGCCTGGGTTGAATTTACTTTAAAGGATGCACGAGAAAATGGATGGGAGACTTTCAGTGTCAAGAAGAAGAAGAAAGATAAAGAGAGTGGAAATATGATCGAGGAGATTGTGATAATGCCATGTTCTTCTAACGTTTCAGGGGTTCATATCTATGAAGGGTCTGTGACTGAGATTGTTCCAACAGGACGTCAAATCATTCATAAAGAGGCGATGTCACTTTCTAAACAACGAAAAGAGAACGGGCATTCTTCGTATGCATTATTCGAAAGTCAGTATGGATCTGAATCAAAAGAGTCTGAATCTGAACCAGAACCAGTTTCAGAACCAGTTCCAGAACCAGTTCCAGAACCAGTGCAAAATACAGTGAAGATTGTAAAGAAAAGAACTGTAAAGGTATGAAGTTTTCCAAGATGATTTAAAAAAATAAAAAAAACTAAAAAGATAAAAGCATAGAAATATGTTTTTATTTTTTTTGATAAACATCTGATCCCAAAAACCACATGTTTAGATAAAATAATATTCCAAAACATTCAGAGCCCAACTTTTTATTTTAAGATAGAATT